CTCCCTACCCGCACCCTTCCCGCTGGGAAGGGCTAGTATATAAAGCTGGAGCCAGTGGAAGCGACTAGTCGTCGGGCTTGCATTGAGTGTTTGGCCATTATCCAAAGAACGTCTTCGCTTGGTACCGCGAAGGTTCGTTCAGTGGGTACGCATTTAACAAAGTCTGCGTTTAAAGCCGGATCGCTCGCGAATATGCGAGCCATGTGCCACATATCAAGAGCAGTCGTTCTGAATTCACCGGCTATTGTACTTTCGGTACGCCGATATTCATCGTACCGATCTTGGAAACCGAATTGACCTTCGGGTGTTGCATGGCCGGCGTACAGTTCTTTATAGAGCACCATTTGCTGGCCGATGTGCTGAAGCTCTTGCTGCCAATAATCTTCGCGTACCCGTCTATTCCAGTGGCGGTTTAATCCTTGTGCGTAGATGGTTTTCGGCCGTACAGATAGGAACGTGTGAATATATCCATGTTCCTCAAAGAAACGTCGGTAGCGATTAGAGCGCAGTGCAGATATACCGTGGCCGCGTAATTCGCCAACGGGATTGGTGCCTTCGGCCGTTTGTAATACTTCTGAGAACTGTATTGATTGACGACCCCCGCCGAGATATTCCGGACGAGAAAGTCGGGCGTCGGATGATTTGACGCCGAGGTAACGTAGGTATTCCACATAACGTGATCCATACCGCGCTCGTGCTTCTGCGAAGCGTTGAAGAGCTAGGGCTTCGCGTAATGCGTTGATAGTTATTGCTGAGGCTTCCGAGAGGTCCGCCCGGATGTTCGGGTAGCCCCCTGAGGCCGCCGTGCCTTCGACATACATGAGCCTGTCAGTGACTGTCGGTTCGAAGTCCTTGGCATAGGCATAGCTCGTTGAGGCAGTGCCCCCTGTCTCGTAAATCGTTGCTGGGTTTGCAGCGAAGGTTTGATTAGCTGATCCAATTCCCAGAACTGGAGCTGTGTCTCCGAGTGGAACGGTGATGGAAGGTCCTTTTTGCTCCCAGGGTCGGGAGCTGGTGTAGTAGTCCTTTTCCCATGAGCAGTGTTGCAGGGTGGTGTTTGTCGTGCTGTCGGCGCCTGAGCCGACATCGATGGTGAGTTCGGTTTGGAGGTCTTGGTCACGATACCACTCGTTCCAGATTAGACCGTACCCGCGGTACGGTAGGGCTGATACTTCGATGCCGTTTATACCTGGTGGAACACCCAAATAATCGCTGAGAGTGCCGACAACAGGACCGGTAGCGAAGGTGATAGTAGGGAAGACAGAAACGTCTTCACCGTCTGGGCCGCCGGTGATGAAGTCCTCCCAGTCCTCCCATACCAGGCGATGTGGTACGAACCAGTGGTGAATACGAACGTCAACTGGATGCATGACGGGCGTGAGGAGAGGGGAGCAGCGAAGAAGACAGTTAGTCGAGTGTTGGATTGAGTCTCCCGGTAGGACTTCCGTGAGACCCACCGGGACCAGCTCGCCCAGATCGCAGGACAGTAGCTTGTAGTAGGAGAGTGAAAACTTGTTCCGCTTCATAGCGGCCTCCTTTTCGAGTAGAACCGATGCTTGTGTTCCATTGCTTTGATTGCTCCGTGTTGTTCCTCCATTAGTAGGTCTTTGAAGCGCGAGCGAGAGCCATACGGCGTAGGATTTTCCGAAGCTTCGCGCAGATGGTGCACTTTCGCCTCGAGCTTAGCGAGGGTTTGTGCTGGGGCCTGTGGTGCCTTGCCATTCAGTTCTCTTAGCTTCCGAGTAAGATACCGACCGAGTGGTTGCAGCTTTGGGCCATGGCGCAGTGTAGTAGGAACGTCAACATCTCCATCCAGGTACTGAAGTGTGACAGATGCAACGTCGTGCAAAGCGTCTGCGCCAATTCCTGGTTTGAGAGACATGCGAGCGAATTCAGGGTGTCTGCCTTTCAGAAGGGCATTTCCTTTATTTGTGAGTTTTTTTGTAACATAAGATGCGATGTAACTAGCTGAAGCTGTCTCAAGTGAGCCCAGATATATGTTGCCCATTCCCCATGTGTCTCGGACCAGGTTGCAAACGGTACAGCATCCTCGATCATATAACGGCCCGTATCGCGTCTGCCCGTGAATACAATTAGGGACCCCGAATAAGGCACCATGGTAATGAGGTCTCCATGTTGCGTCACCATATTCGCCCACGACGTAGTATCTAATGGGCACTGGTTGTAATTTAATTCTAAGTCTTTTAATAAAGTTCCGGAGATGGGCGGGAGATACTCCTCCATCTCGCGGCAAATTCTCGTCGTTATAAGTAAGCGTGGTGAAAGTATTATGTACATGTTGGGTAGCCTCCAGCATGATTCGGTGCGCCCAGATGCGCCGGCGTGAAATACGACACGGGATACATTGCCCACAGCCGTAAGCCAAGCCGGCGCGTTTTACATAAGGGTTTTTGCAGAGCATCACTGTTACTACATCCTGAAGCCTATCCTGAGCCGGCCGGCGCTACCTCTGCGCCTACTCCGGCGATTGGCCCGCCGGCCGAAGCGTCCTTGCGAGCGAGTGCCCCTGGAGGGGCGTCTACGGGTCCGGGGTGATCTACGACGGCGTCGCATACCTTTTCTCCTAGTAGTGGAAGTAACGTCCTGCAGGTCCCATCCACTTGGGGCGTCGCATTGGTTGATATGTTTGCGTGAATGGGTTGAATACCCAGGCGTCATAGCCTGGGGGTAAAGGGGCGTTGTGGGGTGGTGATTGATTAATTCCTAACGTGGGAGCCACCTGGTTCCGCATAAACCACATCCATTCGGCCGGCATTATATCTTCGATGCGGTCTTTTACATCTTTCGAGGGTACCGGAGCCATTCCGAGATTAGTATTAGCATACCCTACATCAGGGATCGCCCCTGATTCCATATGAGGCGCGCCTGGGTTAGCACCTGTTCGTGTCATTCCTTTATCTAGTATAGTACCAGGTAATCCGGTTATTGAAGTTTCGCCCTGTCCTGGGATCATCCACGCCTGGTTAGCTGTAGGCATAGGTGGATTAGATTGTTGATCGAGGCGCCTGATCTGAGAACGTAGAAGCTGGTTTTCCAAGGCGCCTCTTTCTAAAGTCAATTGAGTGGAAGCTTGAGTAACGGCGTCTACTTTTCCTTGCGCCGATCCAGCAGCTGCGAGACCCCGTCCAATATCTTGACCAGCACGCGCAAGGCCTTCGCCTGCACCACCGCCGATAGATACAGGAGAGAATGAAGTAGTATTAGCGCCCAAAGCGAACAACGGGTGTATTCCTGCCTTTTTCGCATCGGCTACTTTCCATTGGAGGCCCGATTGAGCGAAGTCCTTTTGGAGCTGAATGTTTTGGTCAGCCATTTTTTGCTGAGTATCTTGAGCTTTTTTACCGCCGAAATAAGACGAAGCGGCGGATATACCGGCGCCGATTAGTGGGAGAAGGGACGAGAGCATTTAGCACCTCACATCTGAATAGCGGGTCTGGCGGCGTTGTTTACGCCGCGCGCCCTTGCCTTGAAGCTTGCGACTGAAGAGCACCTGGCGCCGGACCTTCCTGCGGATGCATTCCACCACAATGGGTGGGTTTTTGAAGGCTAGCCGAGAGGGGCCATGAGCGCGGATCCCAGCAGGTCGCCCTGCAAGGTCCCGCTTCGGCCCAGATTGATCGGGGTGGAAGAAGCGTTGATCGTGGACGGGGTCGAAGAGATGCGAGACGTAGTCCGTGACAGGGCTGAAGAGGGTGACAGGAGCAGCTGGCTTGGGGGGGCGCAGCATCTCAAGGAGATCAGCGTCTTCGGGGGAGGACGCGCTACGCCGTGAGTGAGCCATGGGACGCTAACTCCTGTCACCTAGCACAGTACGTATCTAGTAAGACGTACTGGGGGAGGGAAGCCGGGGGCTAAGCCCCCGGACCCCCCTAGCTATGATCATCTTCGGGTTCCGGTTGCTTCGCAACCGGTTTTTGTCCTTGGGTTGGTTTCTTGTTGGAGGACGGCGCCGGAGCCGGCTTGTCCTCGGGAAGAGTAGAAGAGGGGGGCGCTTCGCGCCCCCTTTGGATTGCGGCGCGAGCAGCGCCTGGTTCGAAGCCCCAGGGATCGAAGTGTTCTTCGTAAGGTGATGTGGGGTCGATGTCGTCGCCGATGTCGAAGTCGTCGCTTTCGTCGAAGGTTTCCATTCCGCGTTCGCGAGCTTCTTGCGCCAGGCGCTCGCCTATTATCATTTCGCGGATTCTTTTATGCAGAGGGTCTTGTGGTTTGTAACCCAAAGGTGGCGCCATTGGAATGTCGCGCGGCATCTCTCGCCCATCCGGGGTGAGATATACTTTTGACATTTTCGGTGCCGGGTTTTTATCCTCGGGCCTGTTTTTCGGTAGTACCTGTTCGCGTTTCGTGGACATTTTCGTTCTCCCTACCCGCACCCTTCCCGCTGGGAAGGGCTAGTATATAAAGCTGGAGCCAGTGGAAGCGACTAGTCGTCGGGCTTGCATTGAGTGTTTGGCCATTATCCAAAGAACGTCTTCGCTTG